GTAAGGACTCCGTCCTTATTCTTGTCCGCCTTTTTCTGATCGTCAGTGAGAGCCATCAGTACTCCAACTCGTCAATGACCCGGGTGAACGCATCCATGTATGTCGTGGCTGCCTGATACTCAGCCGCTCCCTTGCGGCTTCGAGCCCAACGCTCAGCGAAGTTGACCGAATCAAAGCCACCCTCCTGCTCCTGGGTTTGTGTCGTCCCACCCGTAGAAGTGACACCCTTCGCCGTAGTGATCGTCGGGTTCAACTTCTCGTTGCGGTTCAACTGCTCAAGGAACTTCTTAATCTCGTCATCGCTAGCCCTGCGACCCATATAGGTCGCGAGAGCTGAGTTCAGGACACGCTCAGCCTCACCCGGATCAGTGGTCTGGATCGTCTTCGTGACGTTGGTGAAAGCACGAGGGCCGGAGCCACCGGCCCCATCTTTGCCACCGCCCTGACCGTTGCCGACCTTCGCTATCTCGCGAAGAGCCTCCTGCACAGTGATTCCCTTGACAGCGGCGATGCCGACAGCGTCACGGTAGATACCGTTCGCTTGTGCTGGGTTAGCATCAAACCCGTAGTAAGCCTTCGCTGCTGCCTCCGTCAACTCAGTGACGTTGGTTCCAGGGCTACCCAGGTAGCCGAGAGTGTCCAGGTCACCGCGAGGTGCCTCGCCGGTGACTGACAAACCCATCTTCGCTAAGGTCTCAGCACTAGGGCCCTTGCCCTGCACCCGAGGTGCAGTCTCAATCTTGACCGGGGCGGTCGGGTTGTACATGCCAGGCATGTAACCGCTTCCACCGCCACCGTTAACGCCTTCCTCGGCTGCTACCTCAGCCTCAGCGTCAGCGAGAAGATCGTCAGCATCCGTGAGCTCACCGGCCTTCGGCGTGGTACCGACCTTGGGATCGCCACCAGCTGCCGCAACAGCGGCAGCACCCTCCAGCACGTCGCCCTTAGTCTCACCCGTGGGAACCCAGGCCCCATCGACCATGATCATCTTCGCCGCAGTAGCGGGAATCTCCGCACCGTTCAGGTCATTGAGACCATCACCATCATCATCGATGTAGGTCATGTCAGTGTTCGCGTCGTAGTACTTAACTGAATCAGCCATTGTCTACCACCGCGTTGTCCTCAGTCCGTTGCAATTTGTCGCCTCCAAAGAAACGCCGATGCATGAACCGGAAGTCATCATTGATGTCACCCAGATCCTGGATGCGCTGGTTGTAGACCTTCGCTAGTGCTGCATTCGACTTTGCGTCAATGTTCGCCGAGCCGCCATTAGCCTTCGCCTCTTCAAGCTTGGCGATAGTCCAATCACGGAACTCGATGAACTGTTGAGTAGTCCAGAAATACTGCTGCTGCTTATTCATGTCCTCGTAAGGCGTGTCCTCCGGGGGACCGTAGTCACGCATCAGATCCTCGTCATCCATCATCCGATACAAGGCATTCACGGAATCAACCCAGCGACCACCACTGATCTCCTGAAACTCCGTGAACCAAGACTGATACTCCTCCGTCTGAGCCATACGAGAAACAAGCTTCTGCTTCGCGACCTTCACCGCTTCAGGGCTGGAACCACGCTGCTCGGCCAACGCCTCAATGCGAGTGACCTGGTTGTTGTATTCCTTCCAACCGAGCTCGATCTGAGAATCAATCTCCAGCATGCGCTCCTGCTGACCACCACGGAACATGCGGCCACCCGACCCAGGAATAGGTCGGTTCATCTGCCACGCATACACATTCGAGTTGAAACCATCACCCGTGTTGAACGGCTTCACCAGCATGTTGATGTACTTGGCGTCCTTACCGATGGCGGCAAGGTCACCCGTCAATCCTTCATACTTCGTGACCGCTTCATACTCGCCAATGTCGGCAGCCATGCCAGACTGGTTGGCTGACTTCGAGCGGGTGTAACGGAAGAACTCCTTGCCGTACCGCTGGATAAACACAGCCTCCTGCTCATCCAAAGTCCAACCCTCTTCGTACCCAGTGTTTTGGATACCTCGCCATGCGTCAATGTAGAACTGGTATTTGGACTGGAACTGTGGACTGAAAGGTGCAGTGGCGTTAACCATGCCACGGAATATCTGGAACTCCTGCGCCTCGCGGACAGAGTCCGCGTACTTCGGAGCTTCCCCGACCTTGTCGTTCAACTCCCAGTCGGTCATCTTGCTGCGGTGAATCTCCGCAGCCGAAGCGGCCAACTGTGCACTGGACTCGCCACGAGCAGCGATGATGAACTTGTTCAACCATGCTGGCGCGTACTGCATGACGGCAGCATCGATGATGTCCTTCTCCCGTGTCGGTTCACCGAACGGGATAACCCTGCTAGCGAGAACCTCACCGACCGTTCCGTCGGTGATGATGGTTTCCTCATCGTTGCCCAGCTTGAAGGAGAAGTCGCCGGTGTCCTTGATGTTCGTCAAGATGTCTGGCCGGGACGCAGCGATCCATGAGATCGGGACAGTCACCAAAGGTGACGATGTCGGGATCAGCGGGAACTCACCCTGCAGCATCATGTCCAAAGATCCCTTCGGGATCTTCACATTGGACTGAGGGCCGATCCACTTCTCAAACCAACCCAAGTCCTCTTCCGCTATTTGGAAAGCGATAGAGCCAACCTCTGCGCTACCAAGCTTCCTCACCATGGCGAACGCAGCTGAGCTCGGTCCATCGATCCGCTTGTTGTCGTCATCGACAGTCCACCCGGCTCGGTCAGGTGCCGAGTCAACCATCGCGTAACGAACCAAGTTCTCGGGACGGTTCTTCGGAACTTGGTACATCCAGAACTTCGCGGACGAATACCAGGCCGGGAAGAACGGAAGGATCAGGCGCATCGAGTCAGCGAACGTGGACACACGCTGAATCGTGTACAGCGTGTCGTTCAACGTCTGCAACGCTTCCTTGCGTGCAACCCTGGACATCTGCTCCAGCATGTCTACACTGAACTCTTCGAAGCCCTGCTCCGCGTAAGTGTTCAACTGCTGCTGCATCGACTCCCGGTAACGGTTACGGAAGAACGGGTGACGGGCGAGCTTGTCTTCCGGCAACGTTCCAAGAACGTGCATGACCGAACCGATAGTCCTCTTGTATAGACCACGCTCATACTCGATAGCGTTACCAAGGAACGGCTTCAAGTCCGTCCTCGGGCCCATGCGGAGTCGCATCAAGTCAGCGGTCAGAGTCTTCTTCGGATCCAGCATCACGTCACGAAGAGTCTGATCGGGGAAAAACTCATCCAGCACCTGGCGGCGCTCAGCGATGATTGCGATCAGATCTTCCCGCATACCATCGGTCAACGCTTCCCGTGAAACAACATCGCGGAATTCTTTGAAGTCATCCATCTTACGGATGGCTGACCGACCACGCTGAGTACCGAACATCAGCTCGATGATCTCGTCATCAGTCTTATTTTCCAGCAGGGACTGACCAATAATGTCGTTGGAGAAGCGACGCTCACCGTACTCAGCAAGACCGCGCCAGTAGCCCTCCGTGTACGGGGTGAGCTCAAGTTTTTCCCGAGACGTCCGCATGCCCTTGTAGGTCATCTCGCTCAAACCGAACATGTCGGCAGCGACACGATCATTCGAGGAAGTCAACTGCTTGTACAAGCTGGCCTGGTCACCGAAAGCAGAGGGAACCTTGGTGGTTTTCTGTTCAGCCTTGCCGTCCTTAATGACCGTGTAGTTCAGCTTCTCGTTCAGCTGACCACCCGTGAAGACAGCACCGCCAGACTTCTTACGCTTCGACATGCGGGCACTCAGGCGCTTCTGCGCCTCCTCCACCGCTTCCATACGCTCGGTGAGCTTGCTCTCACCGCTACGTAAGCGAGAGTTCAGATCCTGAATCTTCAACTCAAGATCGTTGTACCGATCCGACTTAGCCAGCATCACCTGGGCAGCAGCCTCAACTTCGTCCGCCGCAAGCGCAGCACCATAAGCTGCGCCAGCATCGCCAGTACCAATCAACTCCGACTGTGACAGCTTCTTGCCATTAGGCAGCACGATGTGCGTGTAGCCCTCGTTACCCATGCGGATAGCCAGGTTTGCGCGAGCCTGATGGGACAGGTCCATCGAACCCTGCATCACCTTCGAGCCGGAAACAATGTCCATGCCAGTGGACTGGAACACCTCGTCCGGGCTGAAGCGAGACATGTCCAGCACCGTCTCCTGGCCAGCCGCCTCAGCGGAAAGCCAACCTGGGTACTGGGCATCTATGTTGTCGCCGCCGTTATATACCTTGTCCGGGTTCACCTGGATCTGGTAGCCCCGACCCTTGGACGGGTTCGGGGTGATGACCTTGCCATAGCCGTTCTCTTGCGCGTACTCCAACGCCAGCTTCTGAGCGATACCACTCTCGGCGATCTGACCAGGCTGGTCTATCGCATGAACGACAGCAGCGGCAGGGCGTGACTCGTCTGGGAGGAACGGCTTGGCCTTACCACTCATCGGGGGGAGGTCAACCTTGTTCTGCCCGAGGCGCTCCTCGAACCTGGCCTTCATCCGCTCAACCCCGGACGGGGAGACCAAGTTCGGGTTCTCATCCGCATACACGGCAAGCTGGTCAACAAGGTTCCTGGTGCGTTCGTTTAGGAAGTCAGCGATCTCATCAATCTGATCATCCAACTCCTGGCTAACCCCACCACCACGGTTCGTCTTCCAGTCGTTGTAGAAGCGACGGAGCCTGTCACCGACAGGTCCGTACACCTCAATCTCTTCGTCAAGCCTGTTATACAAGGCCCGCGCCAGCTTGTCCCGCATCATGCCGCTAACCATCTCGTCATCCATCACCATCCCAGGGATGGACTGGCGGATGTTGTCGAACAGGTCGCGATAGCCATTGCTATCAGCGTGCTGAAGGATCGAGTCGAAGGGAAGGTCAACACTCTTCCAGTCAGCTCGCTGACCATGTGCGCGGAACATTGCCGAAGCACCATTGTCGAACTTGCCAAACACCCAGGGGGTGTTTAAGTACTGGCCAGGCCCAATGAACAGGTTCTCACCGGCAGGGCCAACACCATCGAAGTTCATCATGATGGTGTCTTCCGCCATATTCTGGGGAATGAAATTGTAAGCGGCCCGAGCTTGATCAATGTCGAAGCCTTCACGGCCAACCGACCCGACGGGTCGGAAGTCCGCCAGCTCCTCCATCTGAGAGCCGTAGGCGAACGGAACCTCACCCTCAACGGGTAACCCAACAAACCCCGACGTGCGAGTGCGGGACGTGGAATAGTCCATATCGAAGAAGTACTCCAAGAATCCCTGACCGGGATTGTCGTAGTCCTTCACGTAATGGGTCTGACCGTAAGCGTCGATCCACTGACCCGAGTTGCCACGCCCGTAGGTGTAGCCACCCAGTTGGGGGCCGACCTTGTTGTCCATGCGCGGGTAGATGTAGCGACCCATCATGCGGCCATAGCCAGGCTGCCACTTAGCAGCCGTGGCTATATCTTCTACGTTATCTTCCGGGTCCCACCAGACCCGGTAGTTGTCGAACGTAATACCAGTGGCATCGTCGTAGACCTGGCCCACATACTCAGCCTTCACCCCACGAGGAAGAACAACTTCGCCTTCCCAGTTGCTATTGAGTAGACGTTCAAATGACGCATACGGAGTTCCCGGCTCAAGGTCCAGGGCCATGCGTTCACCAGACCCAGCGACGCCACGCTGGGCAGGGTTGGTGCTAGTTGATAGGAACGCTGGGATCTTGGAGCCGCCACCATCCAGGACATAACTACTCTCACGGAAGACACGCATTGGCTTATCGCCAGTGACAACGTGAGTGTTCTGGGTGACCCAGTCCATTCCCTTGATCACGGTCTCAAGGCTGCTTCCCTCCGTGACAGGGAGGCCACTCCAGAGAATATCGTTGACACCTTCATATGCGGTACCTTGATATTCACTCATTGCGCGGATGCCTTGCCTTACCGCATCAACGGTTTCTTCGTGATCCATCGGAAGAACGTCGTCAACGAGTTGACGGAACTCCGTGTCATCCATGAGATGACCCTTGTCCTGCAGCCACTTGGTGTAGCCAGGGTCAGCAATATCAGCAAGCCGGAGTTCTACCTGCTTGCGAATGATCGGGTCAATCTCAGCAGCCTTGATGACGCGAGCAACGTCAACCATCAACATAACGTCACGCGCAGTGGAGTAGTTCGCGCTTATACCAAAGTAGTCACGAAGACCAGCCCACGCCGGATGGTTGTCGAAGTAGTCAAGATTCTCAAGCTCGTACTTTGCCTGCTGCTGCGGGCGGTACTCCATGAACTTGTTGAATGCACCCGGATGGAAATGCTGCCCACCCAGGCGGGCTATCTCACCAGCAGTATCAACGCCACCATCGCTCAGGTAAGCCAACTTACCTTCGTTGCCTGACCAAGTAGTTTGAGTGATGGGCCCTTTGTCCAGGTCCAGCATCGTGTCAGGGTCATCGATCCAACGGACGGTGACAGGAACATACCTGTCATCCGGTGCAGCGAGAGCACGCTTCGAACCGTCCATCATGACCAAGTACGGGTTCTTCGGGTTGCCGTAGGCGGCAATGACAATCGGAGTTGTCCACTCCGATGCTGCTGTCGTGTTGAACGTGAACGGCACATCGGTGCCGTCAGACAACCAAGTCAAGTCCTTGATCTCGCTTGCCTTGACGTAGCCGACTGCGTTCTCGTACTTACCGGCACCACCCAGCGGGTCAGTGATCGGATGCACCTTCGGGTACAAAGCACGGGGAGAGTTTGCGTACACATCGGAGTACTTGAACAGTCGCTCCCAGGTGTCACCCCACCACACGCTTGGGTCAACGTGAACGTTCGTCCACTGGTCACCGAAACCACCAGGGCGAAGATCCAGTACACCTCCACCTACCTGGACGCGAGCTCCCTTAACGGAGTCAAGCTTGTCCGCCGGGACAATACGGAGAGTATCGAGTGCGTCGTCTGGGTTCATGCCCGTGGCGACAGCGTTATCGAACCATTCCAGTGGTTCGTGGATTACCTCGTAGTGCCCAGCTTGCGGGTCGATAACCCGCACGGGGATACCGGCCTGGCCCTGAGTTTGGTCTGCCCAGTTCTGCATGGCCTGCATCCGCTGCCGCGCCTGCAGGTGTGGCGTGACAGGTAACTGATCTCGCTCTTCGAGCGACAGCCAACGCTTCCAGTTGCCATCACTGGGGGCCAGGGTTTCTACGAGTCCACGCTGCGAAGCAAGGACTCCAGCCTCTACGTCCTGAGTGAAACGGCCTGTAGTCCAGCCCGCTTGAACGAGATCGTCTACGAACTCCGGGTCGATGATGATCTCATCTACCGTGTTGTAGAAGTCTTTACGGCGGGCGATGCCTTCCTCAATCTGCTGCCACACAACAGATTCGCCGGGCACCTTGTCCTTGGCTATCTCGCGTGCCTTCTTAATAGCAGCGATGCGCTTAGCCTTAGCGATCATCTCGTCACGCTCAATGCGTGCCTTAGTAACCTCTGTCCTGATCTCGTCAACGAGATTCTGCCTGCGTGACAACGCGGCAGCCTCGGAGTCCAGTGACTTACGCAAAGCTCGCATGGTTCCGTTCGTGCCGTAACGCAGTGGACCATGAACAGCAAAGTTCTTGATGTTGGATAGGCGGTCGGCGGCGTTCGACGCCAACTGAACCCACCCCAGCTCCTTCGACTTTATAGCGCCACGAGCGTTGGCTGCGCCGGGGATCTGCGACACGTACGCCATTTCGCGCAGATTGGATTCAGTAACGTTGCGTAGCGTGTAACCCAAACGCATAAGAACCAGGGGACGCCACACGGCGTCCACGGATGACAGCACGGAAGCTGCACTTACCCGCGCACTCTGGGCTGCGCCAGCAATACCACCAGCGTTGATCCTGAACATGCGGTCCATGAACGCGAAGTCCAGCAGCGGCTTCGCTTCCGCCAGTTCCGACTGCAGGTCGGGCAGGTTGTGGATCTCGTCGCTTGGCTTATCCCAATACCAGCCCCGCTCCTTGATCTGGTCCGCAACTTGGTTGCGCATCCTCTTGTACTGCCCCAGCACGACGAGAGCTTCCTCCCGAGACATCCCGTAATCCAGGGCCATCTCCATGAACATCTGCTCTTCATACTGATCGAAGATCCGGTACCGATCAATCTCATCGGTAGCGGACAGCATGCGCTGGTAGTAGTACTCGCGGGTACCCGTAGCGGTACGAAGCTTCTTCTGCTTAGTCCACGCATCGAATTCACCGGAAGCAACAAACTCGTCCCATGCCTCATCGGACATTGATTCGCGCTTCTCGTCAATCTTCCGCTTCGCGGAAGGCATCCAGTCACCCTTAGCTGTATCGATGACATCATCCGCGTAAGCGGATGTGGGCTTGCGGGACAAGCGACGCAGCAGCGGGTTCGTTGTCAACGCTGACTGCATCTCGATCAAAGAGTCTTTCGCGTCAGAGACGCGAGCGACACCACGGATCTTCGTGGTACGCGCATAGTCACCAGCTGCGTGGAACGTGCGGATCGTGCGACCCCACTTGCCACCAGACTTGATGGTGGTGCTACGCCACAGGTTGTCACCCGTGATGCGCTCGTAACGGCGTTGCGCCTTACCCATCTGGTTGTAGACACGGTTGACTCCGAAGGAACCCTTCCGGCCAACCTTCAACTGTGTCAGGCGGACGTCACCGCGAGTGACGCCCGTGCTGAAGTCAACGGCGGAACGGATGCTGTCGAATTCGGAGAGTTCTTTGCGGGCCTCGTCCATGATGCCCTGCATCTCGTCCATCTGCTGGTTAAGACGGTTCGTCCAATTGTCAAAGTATGGGGTGAGACCGCCAGCCATGTTGGACTTCTGCTTCGCCACCATGTCCAGTTCACCGACAAGCTCTTCGCGGCGCTTCTGCGCCATCGTCAAAGCGTCAACGACAGTCATGTTCTTGCCGCCAACATCCATCGTTTTAGATGCCATGCGTTCGGCAATGTTCGTTATTGCCTGCTGGTCTCCACCTAACGCGAGGATCGCGTCGAATGCTTCATCGGCTGTCTTCGCTGAACCAAGCACATCGGCGACGAGCGACGGGTTGGTGGAGATCTTTGCGATCTCATGGTTAGCGATATGCGTCTTCGGTGACTTAGCCATCTGTTGTGCGAGCTCGTAGATGGCGGTTCGCTTACCAGCGTTACCGCCGGTCTCCGCGAACAACTTCCCTGCAGCGAACTGGCTACGGGCCAACGTCCGGTCAGCTTGCGAGGTGAGGAAGACGGTGGTTGCTTTCGTTATGCCCTTGCCAGCGACCTTCGCGACAAGAACCTCGGGGGCAAGCCACCAAGCAACAGCGGCGTCCATGCTGCCGGAGATCCAACGCCCGTACCCCTGATCGGTGGCTGATTCCAGTTGACGCATGTCGCGGAGATCGAAGTTGGATGACAATCCAATGTTCGATGCGTATAGGGCGCGACCGTTCTTAGGGTTCGCCAGGTACTCGATAGAGTCCTGAACGATCTTCTCGTCGCCCTCTTCATCCCAGAACGGCTGGTCCAGGGTGCGACCTATGGTCAGCATCCCTGTCTGGCCGATGGTGATGTCGTTGTTCCACGCCAGATTCCAGGTGGAAGTGATGTCGTCCCACTGGAACCCGTCCTGCAGGTACGGGTTAAGTTCTTGACCGCCCAGGTTACCGACACCAACACCGGGCGCTTTGTAGTTTTCGCCCGGCTTAACGACACCAGTTGCGATAGCTGGTGCGTTCTGCAGCAGGCCAATCGTGGATCCGGCGGTGTTGAACACGCCGTACATTGCCTCAATACCCATCATGGCACCCATGACAGGTTCAAGTGCTTGGCCTACAACGCCTTGTTCTTCCTTGGCGCGGAAAGCTTTAGCCGCTTCAATGTCGCCAGGCTGAATCTGGGAACGCTGATAAGACTCAAGACCCTTGTCAATGAGGTTTCCGAAACCACCGATGCCGGGGAAGATGCTGCTCGCTTTCGCGACACCACGAAGACCACCGATAAGGCCACCACCGAGAGCGTCAATATTGCTCTGGTTCTGCCCTACACCGTACTGTTGAACGCTCTTCTTGCGCTCGTACTCTTGTACTCGCTGCTGAAACTGTTCCGGTGTTTGCGGTGTTACCTTCGTGACGAACTCTTCTACCGGGCTAGCCATTGGTACCACCAGCCAGGAACGACAAAACCGCGTCGCGATCTTCCGGGGATTCCCATTGAACCTGGGCTAACCCGTAAATGATCGGAGCGTACTTAACGCCAAGCGTGTCTACACCGGCAGCAACGTTCTCAATAAACGATGCGTTAGCCACTATAGGACTCCAGGTACTTGACAAATAGTTGAAAAGAGCGTGGTGTTCCTTCCTGTTGCGCCATGTGGCGCATCGCAGGCAAGTACTTGACCATCGCCTGCATGTCTTCTTGCATGACATCCTGCACACCCTGCAAAGAGTTAGCGCCTGGGCCGACCGGGACACCTTCAGTGAGGGGTTCGTTGGGTCGCATGCTGGGGTCACGAAGACCAGGAGGCGGGGGAGCGGATGGCTCCATCGCCATCGGGGCTCCACCTTGAATCTCTTGGAACTCTGACTGTTCACCGTATGCAGGATCGGGTAGATCCATCATCGGTTGACTGGGGCCACCGTCCGTGCGGGCGCTTAACGCGCCAGGCCCGGACACCATGGCTGGGTTATTGGGAACTCGTGGTCCGCCGCTTGGCATCAATCCACCTCCCTATCTGAGAAAAGATCGTCAATATCTGACATGAAGTCGTCGTCATCGTCATCGCTGTCACGCGGGAGCGGGCTGGTATCAATCAATCCCGCGTCAACCGCTGATTCGATGGTGTTGCGCCATAGCTCATCGATCCTGTTGACCATGTCTTTGGCTACGTCCGGGTTCCATGCGGTGCCTTCGGCGACCATCATGGAATACACCTCGCCCACTCCTACGCGAATCACGATGTCTTGCGGCTTGTGTGCCATGACTTCTCCTTAGGAATGGGTGGGGGGCCACCGGAGTGGCCCCCCGGAAGACTTACTTGATCGGTCCTGATGCGACCGGGCTGGTGATACCAGTGCTGTTATCCGCCCGATCCGGGAGGAAGTCCAGGTTGCCGGGTCCGGGAGTCCCGCCAGTGGGGATCCCTGCGTTGATCGGCTCAACTACGCGGGGTGCGCTGGAGTCTGCCTTGTGCCCACCCTTGTTGGTGAGACCGAAATCTGCCTCGCTCATTCGTGTACCTCCTCCCTAAGCGATAGATCGTTGCCGGAGTGTCCTGACGGACGTTCCGACCTGCCCGTTACCAGCCAGGGATGCGAGCATTTGCTGCATCGATGGTGGTGCGGATGGAGCCCCACCCATGCCGCCTCCAGGCTGGGGGGCCGCGCCCGGCTCTTGACCGGGGACCACGCCCTGTTCGGGGCCTGGCTCAGGTGGGGCAAAGGCGGACTCAAGAGCCGCCTCAATGGGTACGCCTTTCTTTCGTTGATCGATTAGCGATTGGATGGCACCAATAACTTGTTGTGGATCTCCACCCTCGGCTGCCATCTGGGGGATCGCTTGGGCATACCCAGAAACTGCTTGGAGTGCTGCGTCACGCAGCCGCTCCACGTCGATAACTCGTTCCTCTTCCGTGACGTCCATGGACACGGGGAGGTTGCGGCGTAGATAGGACTTGGAGAACAGGCCTGCACCCAAACCCTGCAAGCCCCATACGAGCGCACGATTCGGGTCCAGACCTGCCATCACGCCGTATTCACTTGTGACAGCACGTTCACCCTTAATGTCTTTCGCGGGTGTGTACTTGAGTTTGTATGGTGTTCCGTTAGTGACGGAGGAAACTTCTTTGCTGGTGTTCCCCCACATTTTCTCGTCCATCTCAAGGCAGATGCCGAGAGCTTCGGCGAGTGCGTCGCCGAGCATCGACTGGGCTACCTTGATGCGGGAGTCGAATCCGCCCATCAGGGCTTGAACGCCGCGCCCTGTTACGACGGACGAGTCGGTTTGTCCTGCGCGGGCTTCAGGGAATCGGGAACCGAACTTGAGTTCTTCGTCCAGTTTCCCTTCCGTGATGAGGCTTGCTTGCGGGAGCTCCATTGGTACGCGGCGGATACGCTCAGGCGTATTCGAGCGAAGGATTGCGTCGGGGCCAAAGGCCATTTCCTGCACGTCCGACGGGAGCGCAATCGGGGCCTCCACAGCTTTCGTTGTCGCTTCCAGGGACAGCAGCGCAAGTTTCGCTTTCGCTGCGTACACCCACAGCACGTCATCGAATGCGCCTCGGGGTGAGTCGTCCAGGGTGGGTCGCCCGGCGATAACGACCGGGATGCGACCTAGCCGGTTCTCCACCTGCGATAGAACAATCGCGTCCCCGTCAGCCATGACGAGTCGTTCTTGTTCTTTATCCCAATGTCGCACGAGCTCGATGTACGGGTTGTCTTTCTGTCCCCACTGGTTCAGGGTTTTCTTCTCGAACCTGTGTGCATGTTCGGGGAACATGGCGGCGAGGTCGGAAGCTCGGCGGGAGAAGATCCGCATGTAGGAGACCAGGTTCCCGAACCTGTCGCGGTGGAAGTACGACCCATACGGGTCGTCAAGCTGAATGTATGGGGCTTGGTTCTCGTAGTCCGCTTCTACCCGGAGGGGGAGGAACCCGTAGGTCATCATTCGGTCTGCGCCTTGCGGGAGGCGGGTGCCTAGCCGCGAATGCCACACGTAATAGTTGATGATCTTGGTGAGCTTGTCGGCTCGGGACCTTTTCGATTCGTCCAGGATGGAATCCCCGGCAGCGGTGAACGTTGGCAGTGTGCCAACGGACTCCGACAGGTCTTGGGCAACCACGTCGATTGTGTTCGCGACGATTGGTTGGGGCCATTCGCTGGGGAAGATTCCTTTATAAAGACGGTTCGCTTGCCCGGTGCGGACCAGTTGAACCGCACGCATGCGGTTATCTCGGTCCACGTTCTCACTCTGTAGTCGGCGAGCGAGCGCCACAACGTCCTGCGCGGTATTGGCCACGCTCACCTCCTTTGAAGAACACGACACCACCAAGCCAACGGGCCTTTCAGTTCCCTGGCGTGTGTGTGGATTGTGTTTAGACGTAGATCCTGTTGGATGACTGTTCTGTGAACAGGGCATCCAGGTCTACTGTTATTTGACGAGACTTATCTGCATCTGAGCGGAATGGATTCTTTTGGTATGTGGCCCGGCCTGAGGAGCGTTGGATCACTTCTCGTGCTCGCAGCTCGCAAAACCACAACGCCATGACGGTGTCTTGGCGGCGTTTCCTTGTCGGGATGTCGGGGTTCCATGACACTAGTTCCTCTACCAGCACTTTAACCCCGTAACCTTGCGTGCTGGGTAGGTTGATCAGGTTGTCGCCCTGATGCTTCTTCACTGTTCCGTCCATCGCAGTGGTACCGAACAGGCCACTCATCGACGCGACACCGAACTCGGGGTCTTGCTTGTTCGAACCGGTATGGTGTGGTTTCACCACGATGCCCCGGTTCGCCATGTACTTCCCGATCTCCTCGTCATACACGAGGAACCCTTGGAAGGCGTTCGTTTCAATAACCCATTCTTTCGGGTTGTACACGTCTGTCATTTCGTAGATCAGTTCCCTGATCTGCATCGGGGTTGGTGCGGACAGCACTCGCACATCCAGCACGTACCGTTCCCCCGTTTGACGGTCCACGCTGTATGCGACAGCTGCGGTGTTACCGGCGACAGCCGGGTCCATCCCGCACACCACGTAATGCCGTTCCAGGTTCTCCGGGTGACCCTTCAGTCCTGGGCTTAACGGTCCTGTCTTGCGGAACCCGTCCACGGACCCGTTCACACAGACCGGGTCGAACGTGGCGTCCTCAGCGACCGGGGAGTTCATGTACACCAGGCTCCACTTGCGGGTGCCCACTTCGTTACGGATCGCCGCGAGGCGTTTCCCTGTCCAGCGCGGGTACTGCCCGAACTCGTCCGGTTCGTCTGTTTCCGCGAACGGTTCGTCCGCGAGCGGCCACAAGGTCACCCAGTCGTCTGTTTTCTCCGCGTACTCGAGTACTGCTGGCATGGACAGTTGTGTCCACGGCACTACCCCGTCCGCGTAGTGCGCCGGGTTCATCAGCTCGGAGTACAAGTCTGTTGGGGCGACTCTGGTCCCTACGACCAGGAGTTGACCGCCTGGGCCGAGCCGGGTGGAGACTTCCTGCAGGATCCACTCGCGCTGCTTTTCATGGTCGCCCGCGTTCGACAACGTGACGACATCGTCCAAAATTATGAGATCCGAGCGGCTGCCATAGATTTGGGAGGCCATACCGAGCGCTTCCAAGCTCGGGTCCTTCGCGCTCGAATCACGTTGGAGGAAGATCCGGTTAGCGGACCACGCCTCAGCGGTCGCCTTGAACCCTTCGACCGGGCCGAACGCCACCTGCATCTCCGCGTACTGCGGATGGGTCAAGCGGTTCTTCACCGCTCCCACAATCTTCCTGGCCAAGTCCGCGCTCTTGGACACGATGATGATGCATTTGTCTGGGTCCCGCATCAGCTGCCACACCACGTAGCCGATGCTGATGCTCATCGTCTTGCCATGGTTCGGGGGTACGTTCACGATCACACGCCTGTGATCGGCGGCTCCCCGCTCATACGTCATCCCTGGGTGCAGCCAGGACGGATCCCGGCCCTGCAGCACGTCCACGATGTTCTGCGTGTGCGGGTGAACCGCCAAGTTCAAGTACTGGGCAGAGAACTGTGGGTAGTCGGGCACCTCCACCGACCGCAGACTCAAATCCTTCGTCGCGCCCCTGACCGCGTCCACCAGGCCCGCCCACTCGCGGTCCTCTTTACGCATGTTCTCGTACCAGGAGTAGGAGCGGCCCACGACCGCTAGCGCGTTCTTGATCTGGTACTTCTGGCGGATCAGGTCTAGGAGTTGCTCTTTGAGCTCTTCCTTGTCGCGGAGGTCTCGGGCTTTGTTGTTCGCCACACACACCTCCACCTAAGCGACGCCCCTGTGAGGGGGCGGAGCGTCGCGCTCCTAAGTTTCAGCCAGGGCGGGAATCTTTCAATTCCCGACCCGGTATTGAAAACCATTTTCAGTAACACAAGACATAGGTCTACCTTTACTCCGAGGACCACGACCCTTAGGGAGTGGTACTCGGTACATAAGTACCTCGTACCCAGAGCCCCTCTCCGCCTAGGGGCTCCGAGGAGCTCCGGTGAGCGAGAACGTCACGGCGCTCTCACTGACGTTCGAGCTTGGTGAGATACTCTCTCACCTATAGAGAGGCTAATGTAACCGCTTGCATAGTCACGTTTCACGGCATGTCACACCATGTCGTTACCAACTCGTTACCAAACACCCCCTCCAGCCCAACTAACCAAGGTTGTTGGTCAACAGACCAACGGCTCCCCCACATCACCCAGCTAATGACCAATCCGAGAAATTTCTAGGGGGTCTGGGGTGGTAGGGGGGCGGCCGCCTTGCTAACAACG